CAAACGGTGAGTTGATTGAAGACCGCTTTTACTCTAACATTGTTGTTACCGTAGGTAAACAATGGATCGCAGCTCGTATGAAAGACACTGGCATTCCTGCTCAGATGTCTCACATGGCTATTGGTGGTAACGCAACAGTTGGTTCAAACCCAGCTAAAACTACTCCAGCAGTTGGTGATACACAACTTTCTACTGGCGGTTCTCCAGCGCTTTCTGAACTAGCTCGTGTTGCATTGACAACTGCAGGCGGTACAGTTTCTGGTGCGGTTGTTACCTATGCTGCTACATTCGCAGCTGGTACAGGTACTGGTTCGTTAGTTGAAGCAGGTATCTTCAACAGCGCAACTGCTGCTGGTGGTACAATGCTTTGCAAGACATCTTTCGATGTCGTTAACAAAGCTGCTAACGACTCTATCGCTATTACTTGGACTGTAACTATTCAGTAATTAACAAATGGCAACCTCGCTACTTAAATTCTCTCTGAAGACCAACTTAGTAAAGTCGGTCATTTCAGAGATCGTATCAAACATAAGCAGATACTATTACGTCTATTGTCATCCTGGTTCTTGGACGAACGAAACTTCTCCAGAACCAGTTTCAGACTCCTTTGAGTATGAAAACCTTACACGTAATGAAGCTCTTCTGTATAAACAGATTGATGCTAACGACGTCTGCGCCGTTATCCCACGTCATGACTGGGTGGCTGGTTATACATTTGATATGTATGACGAATATAGTAGCGATAAACCAGCATTCTCAGGAGCTACGGCTCTAGAGAATGCTGAGTTTTACTGTCTCACTGACGACTTTAACGTTTATAAGTGCTTGTACAACAATAACGATGGTCCTTCTTCTCAGCGACCAACAGGTACATCCACAACACCTATTAAATTAGATGACGGATACGTTTGGAAGTACATGTATACTATTCCATTGTCCGTTCGTAATAAGTTTTTGACTACAACTACAATGCCTGTCGTAACAGCATTGTCAAACCAATTTTATTCTAAGGGTTCTATTGTTTCATATACGATTGAGAATCCTGGTAAAAAATATCCTGTAACAACATATAAGATTACAGGATTTAGAATTATAGATGGAGGTTCTGGTTATAACAGCACTCCAACTATTACACTTTCAAATCCAGATCAGACTGGTGGAACTCCAGCTACAATCCAAACTATTACACTTTCAGGTGGCGCGATTTCAGCAGTGAGCATGAATAATCAAGGATCTGGTTATTCGTATCCACCAGTTGTCACGGTAAGTGGTGGAGGCGCAACACGTCAAGCTACTTTAGAACCTATCGTAGAACGCTTAAGCACAGTGTATACTACACTCACCGTTGCAGGTGACGGATATCTTGAAGAGAACCCGTATCAAGTAGATTCTATTCAAGTTGTCACTGGTGGAACTAATTATTCATCTGTGACTTTCTTATTCACAGATCCAGATCTTCCAAACGGAGTTAAAGCTGTTGCGCACGGTGTTATAACAAATGGTGTAGTTACAAGCGTTGTTGTAGATAACGCTGGTTATGGTTATTCTAAACCATTCTACTCTATTCTTCAAGATGCTAACGCTTCTAACATTGTGTTAGTTCAAGCAACATCTGTTGCGGGTCAAACTGCATCTGGATTTACGTTCCGTGTTAATACCAAAAAGAATGAAGCACAGCTAGTGCCTATCATTAACGCTAATGGTGAAATTCAGTCAGTGCAGATTACAAAGCCCGGAATTGGATACACATACGCGCTAGTGACAGTTAATACATCGCTTGATAAAGAAAATACTCCTGAATTCCAAGAAGCTTCTATCCTTTTGAACTTCGGTATTGGTGATATTGAATCACGCCAATCCACAGTTGAATTGACTGCGATTGATGGTGCACTTCATGTTATAAAAGTAACAAATCCAGGATTTGGTTATACTTCTGCGCCAGCGGTCGAGATTAGTGACGCTGACGGAACTGGATGTACAGCAACTGCATATCTCAATGCAACAGGTAGTGTTGATAGAATTGAAGTAAACAACATTGGATATAATTACACAAAAGCTACAGTTACATTAGTAGGTCCAGCTGCATCACAAGCAACAGCACATGCAATCATTTCACCAAAGGGTGGACATGGTAAAGATGCCGTTGGCGAGCTTTATTCTAAAACTATAGTTTTCCATGGAAATCTTTCTAAGGAAAAGAATCAAGGATTTGTTTCAACTAACGATTATCGTCAAGTTTGCATTATTAAAAATCCAAAGATTTACGGTAAAGAAACTAATTTACGCGCAGCTTTAGCTTCTACATGTTTCATTGCAGTTGGAACTGCAGGACAAACTGGATTCGGCGCAATTTCAATTGATGATGTGTTATCGTGGACTGATACGACTATAGTGCCAAATAGAACATATGATTTTAGAGTGATCGAAAAGAATTCTTCATATTCTTCAACTGAAGCTGCACTTCTTCTATCTTACTTAGATAACAAGATTCCAAGTTCTGGAGCTTCTTTCTCCAAGATTGGTGCAGTGTTTAATACTACAAACATTATAGCTCCAGACGTTAATAAATTTTCGGGTGATTTATTGACAATTGACAATAGAATTAAATTTGCTCCTTCTACACAACAGATTGTCGTGGTAACTAACTCGATTACGTTCTAAGAATCTAGATAAATATATCAATCTAGACGATCTAGATTGTAATCAATTCCAAAGAGAAAAGTATGGCACTAAACTTCAATATTGAACCATTCTACGACGACTATTCTGAGGACAAACAGTTCTACAGAATTTTATTTCGTCCAGGATATGCTGTTCAAGCTCGAGAATTAACTCAGCTTCAGACAATCCTTCAGCAGCAGATTAAGCGTCATGGCGACCATATGTTTAAAAATGGTGCTATGATTATTCCTGGTCAAATTTCATATGATTCTAAAACATCGTATGTAAAATTAAAACCAGAAATTTCGGCAAGTTCAATCGTAAAAACATATTCCGTTCTTTCATCTACAATTGGTAAAACATATCGTGGTCAAACATCTGGTGTAGAAGCTATTATTCTTACAGCTACTCCAGCAGAAGTAGTTTCAGGTGTTGCTGAACCAGATACACTTTTTGTAAAATACACACGCGGTTCCGGAAAGTTTTCTTTAAACGAAATCATTAGTCCTATTGATGGTTCTAGTGGATTAGATCTTGTTGTCCAAGCATCTGATGCGCTTGGTACTGGTACGACTGCGACGATTGAAAGAGGTGTCTATTATATTAAAGACAACTTCGTATTAGTGCAAGGACAAACAACTGTACTTTCTAAGTATTCAGGTTCTGCTACAGGCAAAGCTGGTTTAAAAGTCGTAGAAAGCATTACATATCCAGAAGAAGATGAAAGCTTATTGGATAACGCGTTAGGTTCTCCAAACTATGCAGCTCCAGGCGCAGCACGTTACTATATCGACTTACAACTAACAACAGTAGCATATGATGCTACTACAGACAGTGGTGAATTCATTCCTCTTCTAGTTTTAGTAGATGGTAAGGTTCAATTCTTAGTCGATAAGACTGAATACGCTCAGATTGAAAAGACTCTTGCTCGTCGTACGTTCGACGAATCCGGCGATTATGCAGTTCGCGAATTCCCAATTGAAGTTCGTGAATATCGTAACAACGATCGTGGAGCATGGGCTAATAATATCACATATATCAAGGGTGATATTGTAACATCTGGTGGTACTACATATAAGTGTATTTTATCACATACATCTGCATCTACAGGATCATTTGCAGTTGGTTCTAATTGGCTTGAAGATATTACGCCACTTTACAACTATGGTGTTAATAAAGGACCTACATATACGTTAACACCAAATACAGACGTTGTTCCTCTTACAGCTAAGATGTCATTGGCTGTTGAACCTGGAAAAGCGTATGTTCGCGGTTATGAAATTGAAAAGATTACTACTCAATTCTTAACATTAGATAAAGCCAGAGATCTTTCGGATTATGAAACACAAACCCTTGATACAAGTCCAGGAAACTATGTTTTAATTAGATCTCCACACGCACTACCTGATATTAATTATGACGTAGTGTTCTATGACAAGTATTCTGGTACTGCTGGCACTGCACCATCGGGCGGTAACCAAGTAGCAACAGCACGTGTAAAACAAATTCAATATCACTCAGCTGGTGTTTATAAGTTATTCTTATTCAACGTATCAGTTTCAGCTGGTAAGAACTTTAATCGTGATGCTAAGTTTGTATTCTCGACTGGATCTGGATCTAATGCAGCAACACGTTTCTCTTCACAACTTCAGCCTGTTCTAACAGAACTTTCTGGAAGCTTAAGCGCTGCGTCTTCTACCGCTACACTTACTGGTGTTAACACCGCGTTTATAACTGAATTGAAACAATATGATTATGTTTCAATCGCTGGCGTAGAATATCAAGTCACTGGCACAATTAGTTCTAATAGCTCTATTACTATTGACACTGCGATTAGTGTTGCAGTTGGTACTAAGATTTATCGAGTTGGAAGTCAGATCGTTGATCCTGACAATTTAAGCAGTGTATTCCGTCTTCCACGTTACGCAGTAAACGATACTCGTAATGTTCATTACTCTTTCTATAAGAAAGCTAGTAACGTAACTTCACCAAACACTATTACTGAAACAGGTTATTCATTTGGTGTAACAACCGACAATCGCAATTATATTGTTGTAGATCGTAGCAATGGTAACTTCTTAACTTACACAAGTTCTGGATCACCTTCTTCTGGTCAGTTTACAGTAAGTGGTGCTGGTACATCAAGCGCTACATTTACAATTAACGGCACAGGTCCATACGATATCATTTACAATGTTCGTAAAGCATCAGATGGTTCTTCTGCTAAATTAAAAATATTGACAACTATCACTGAAACAGTTTCTCTTTCAGGTGGTGTTGCAACATTAAGTAAAGCAGATGGATTTGAATTGATATCTGTCATAAGTGGATCTACTAATGTTACGAGTAGCTTTGTATTTGATGGCGGTAAGAAAGATTCTCACTATGATCTTTCTAAAATTAGTGTAGTTGCAGGTGCAACTGTTACTGGTTCTGTGACTGTAAAATATAACTATTTTGCTCACCAAGCTGGTGGTGATTATTACGCAATCGATTCATATACACATGGAAGCTCTAATGTAGAATACTCAGAGCTACAGTCAACTGCAATCAACACAGTTGATTTTCGTCCTATAAGAAATACAGATGGTACATTCGCAAGCGGTGTTATAACGCCAAAGTATGGTGAAGAAACTGACGTACAATACAATTACTATCTTGGTAGAATTGACAAGCTTTCTCTAGATTATTCTGGACAATTCTTGATTACAAAGGGTGTGCCGAGCGCATCTCCTAAAGAACCAAATTCTCCAAAGAATTCTATGGATCTTTATACATTCAATATTGAGCCATATACGTTCTCGGGTAATAGTAATTCTGTAAAAATTAATAGAATTGAAAACAAACGTTACACAATGAGAGACATTGGTAAACTTGAGAATCGTATTAAGAATCTCGAGTATTATACAACATTGTCTATGCTTGAACAGAATACTGCAAACGTCAAAGCATACGATCAATATGGATTAGAGCGTCCACAGAATGGATTCATGGTTGATTCATTCACTGGTCAAGGTATTGGGAATAGTGTTTCAGCTGATTGGAAAGCATCTATTGATGTTACAGCTGGCGAACTTCGTCCAACGTATGTACAGAATAACATTGCTTTATACGAAAGTATCGGTACAAACTTAAATAGAACTGGCAGAAACTATAACGTCTATGGCGACCTTCTAATGCTTAAGGTTGCATCTACGACACCTCTTGTTTCTCAGCTTCGTGCTTCTCATTCAGAATCAGTAAATCCATTTAATATCTTCACATTTGCTGGAACACTTGAAATTAATCCATGGAGTGATACATGGTTTGAAACTGCTCGTCGTCCTGATGTCATTATTAATGATAACAGCAAGTATGATGCTGTTGTTAAGAAAGCTAATGCAGACGGTGTATTAGGTACAGTTTGGAAATTATGGCAAACAAATTGGCAAGGCGAAGTAGTTACTGGCACAACTTCTGCTCGTCAACAAAATCAGGGCGGTGGTTGGACTGAAGACGGCGGATTTATACAAGGAAATGTTACTAATAGAATTATCGGTGGCCTAGACGTTGGTACTAGAGGCGGCGGTGAGGGTATTCGTGATGTTACGGTTACCGCGTTTGCACAACAGGGAACTGCATTATACAAAGGTACTAACACATTTATTCAGACTACAACTACTAATACAGTTATTAGTGATAAAATTGTAAGTACTGAAGTTATTCCGTATATACGTTCGCGCAAGATTCTATTCCGTGGAGATGCATTCAAGCCAGAAACACGCATGTACGCATTCTTCGATGGATCATCTGTTGATTCATACATCGCTCCAGCTAAAAGAATGGTATTCGTGCCATACGGTACTACAACAATTCCAACATTTGCAACTGATGTAAACGTTGGATCTAATATCAATTCCGATGCACGTAAAGTTAGTAATGATGTAACTGGTGCATATTCTTACGGTGAAGTTCTTCGTGAATATGTTTCCGTAAGTGGTGGTACACCTACAGCAACTGGCGTAACATGTATTGTTCTCGGTCAAGAAACACATGGTGGCGTCAATTACGCTTATATCGATAATATTCGTGGTGGAAGTGGATCTCTAAGCACATCAACTTCTTCTAATGTATATTACTTAGAAGCAGAATTTAATAGTGCTAGAAAAGTTCAAATGATTAGTGTTACAACTCCAACTGAGTTGAAGACTACATTCACTGGTCAATTGTTCGGTGTATACACTATACCGAATACAACGACAATGAGTTTCCGTACAGGTACTCGTCGTCTACGTTTCACAGATACACCAGATAATGTTCGTTTAAACGAGTCTACTTCTGCTGAAACAACATATAGCGCTAGCGGTGTTCTAAACACTTATGAAAGAACAGTTCTTTCTACTAAGACAGCTGAAGTTGTTACAGAACAATTGCAAGATAAGACTGAATCAGTTAATAGAACTTCTTCACGTATTACACGTGATACCGGTTGGTATGATCCTCTAGCAGAAACATTCTTGGTTGATGTTGAAGGTGGTGTATTTATTACCGACGTTGATTTGTTCTTTGCTGCTAAGGATACAAACGTTCCGGTTAAAGTACAGATTCGTAACACTGATAACGGATATCCAGGTTCTACGATTCTTCCATACAGTGAAGTTGTTCTACGTCCATCGAGCGTTAATGTTAGCGCCACTGGACAAGTGGCGACTAAGTTTACATTTAAAGCTCCAGTTTATCTACAAAGCGGTGTTGAATATGCGCTTGTAGTATTGTCTGACTCTGCAAAATATAAAGTATGGATTGCGCAAGCAGGTGAAATTGATATTAACGGATCAGGTTTGATTTCTACACAGCCTTATGCTGGTGTATTGTTCAAATCACAAAACGGATCTACTTGGACTGCAGATCAAACACAGGACATGAAGTTTATTCTAAATCGTGCTGTGTTCTCGACAGGATCAACTGCGACTGTTGACCTGATTAATCAGCACGTATCTACTGCGATTCCTTACGATTTATATAATCTTGATGTTAATAAGATTGTTCTTCCAGGAACTGCGATTACTGCAACCGTTGGAGGATCGACTGTTAACCTTGGAGAGAATATCTACTTAAATTCTGTAGATAGTATCGATACTGCTGCAACAGAAAATGGAACACCTTCGTTTACTGCAACAATGTATTTAAGTACTACTGTTGCTAACATTTCTCCAGTTATCGATTTAAGCCGTTGCTCTGTAACATTAATTCATAACATCATTGATTCTACATCTAATTATGTAGAAAATTCTGGATCAAATGACAATGAAAAATATCCAGAAATTGGAAATGCATTAGCGAAGTATGTAACCAAGCAAGTTCGTTTAAATCAAGCTGCAACAAATCTTCGTATCATATTCGATGCTAACGTTCCAAACGATGCTGATATTGATGTATACTATAGAATTGGTAATGCATCCGATGCATCTTTCTTTGATAGCGAATACGTATTAGTGAATAGCTTTACGAAATCATATATTAAGACTGAAAATGCTAGAAGTTTTGGAGAAGTTGAAGCGCAATTAGAACTATCAGCGTTTGATGCAGTTCAAATTAAGCTCGTTTTCAAATCAGTAAATAGTTCTAAGGTACCACGCGTTAAGGATCTAAGAGTTATAGCATATGCATAATCTTGTAAAGATTGAAAATATGAAAGGTTTGGCTAGGGACATCTCTAGCCATGCCGTCATTTCTACGTCAGAAGAAGTGTTTAATGATTATCACAAGAGAAAATCTATTGCTGCAAAACAGCAAGAAGAGATTGATGCAATGAAACAGGACATTGGCGAAATAAAATCGATGCTTCAAGCATTAATAAAAAGGTAAGACATGGCACTAGTTTTTAGAACAGACCAATCAACTCCGTTGACGAATGATCAGGTAGATAACAACTTCAAATATCTACGTGATCAAATTACTTTGAAATATAGTACCAGTGATTTCACTGCTGCAAATATTTCTCTTAAATTAAGAACAACAGGTATTGATCAAAGTTCACTTCAACTTGCACAAGCAAATGCATTAAATGCGTGGTTACTTCGTGACATGCAGCCTTTGTCTGGACTGCCTGGTACTTCAGATAAAGCTTCTATTGTTGCTCGTGATACTTATGGAAATATTACAGTTGGAACTGTAACAGGTAATTTAACAGGAACTGCAAGTAATGCAACTATCGCAGATGCAGCAGTTAAGTTATCAACTGCTCGTACAATTAACGGCGTTTCTTTTGATGGTACTGCAAGTATAACAGTTGTAGATTCTACTAAACTTCCTCTTGCTGGTGGAACACTAGTAGGAAAATTAAATCTTTCTGCTTCACAAGCTCCTCATGCTTCTATAAATTTTGGTTCTAGTTCAACTCCACCAGACGCGGGCAATAAAGTTAATGGTGATGTATGGGCTACAACTTCTGGATTGTTTTATCACATTCAAGGGCAAACTGACCAAGTTGCCTCTCTTGCTTCTCCAACATTCACTGGAATTCCAAGAGCTCCTGGATATAATGGAACTGCGTCACAGATTATCACCTTAACACATTTAGATAATGCTGTTAATACTTTAAACGCAGAGATTGACTTAAAGGCACCTCTTGCTTCACCGGGTTTAACTGGAGCACCAACAGCTCCTACTCCAGCAGCTTCTTCTAATAATACTAATATTGCTACGACTGCTTATGTAACAACTGCAGTTACAAATAAAGCTACGGATTTAACTTCAGCGTATCAAACATATACGACAAATGCTATTGTAACATATAGCAACACAGTTAATACTCTTCTAACAGCTAAAGCAAATCTATCATCTCCAGAATTCACTGGAGTTCCTATAGCTCCAACAGCCTCAGCTGGAACAAATAATACTCAGATTGCTACAACTGCATTTACAACTGGTGCAGTTACTAATGTGCAGAATGCTCTAAATGCAGCAGTTACTGCTTTACAAGATGCAATAAATGCTACACGCCCAGTTCCTGTAGGTGCAGTATTCTACATGTCGGCAAGCACAGTTCCTTATGGATATTTGGAAGCAAATGGACAAGCTGTTTCACGTGCAACTTATGCTGCACTTTGGGCTTATCTAGGAAGTCCAAATACCGGAAACGGAAGCACTACATTTAATGTTCCAGATTTACGTGGCGAATTCGTACGTGGCTGGGATAATGGGCGCGGCGTTGATACTAATCGTCAACTTGGTTCAGTGCAATATTCACAAAATCAAGAACACAATCACGGCATGCCAGGTGATGATCAGCTAACATTTGCAAATAACTATGGCGGTTGGACTGCTTCTAATAGAGGTTCTTTCCCATATGATGCACGTTCAAGTTATGGCGGCGGAGGAGCAATTTGGAACACAACAACTGAAGGTGGAAACGAATCACGTCCACGTAACGTTGCTCTAATGCCAATCATCAAATGGTAATAAATAATAGAGATATAGTTTAGGATAACACATGGCAAATATACTCTATAGAGGTGCAGCAGCTCCAACAGTAACTAATAGCGCTGGTGCTAATAATGGACCTCTCACAAACGATCAGATTGATAAAAACTTTTTTGCCTTAGATTCAGCTAAGTTTGAAAAGTCTGGTGGTACTGTGTCGGGCGCAACCACTTTTAGTAGTAATGTTACAATAAGTGGAAACCTTACTGTTGATGGAACGACTACTACAATTAACACCGCAACATTATCAGTTGATGATAAGAATATTGAATTGGGAGATGTAGCTTCTCCTTCAAATACTACAGCTAGTGGCGGTGGTATTACTTTAAAAGCTGGTACTGATGGTGATAAAAGTATTATCTGGGATAGTACAAATGCAAATTGGACATCGTCAGAGCATTGGAACATTGCAAGTGGTAAATCATTTAAGATTGCCAATACTGCTGTATTAAATGGCACAACTCTTGGTTCAGGTGTTATAAATTCTTCTCTAACAAAACTTGGCACAACTGCTGGTTTTGTAAAATCTGACGCAAATGGAGCTTTATCATCAGATACTAATACTTACTTAACTAGCGCAGTTACTACATTTGCATCAATTAACAGCTTAAGTCAGCAAAGCACAGCAAGAACTGGTGCAATTATTATTAAAGCTGGTACTAGTATAGGTATCGTAGATAATAGCGGTACCTATACTATTAGCGCTGCTGATGCATATGCTAGATTCGTAAGCCTACAGGTGCGTACAACAGATCCAACTAATGCTGCCTTTGCTGCGACTGGAACATACACAACAGCGAATAATAATGAAAATTTACAAATTGTAAAAGGCACTGGTATTGATGTAAACATTGATACAAATAGCGGTGCTCTTAAATTTTCAACAACATATGGCACCACTGCTACTACTGCTTGCGTAGGAAATGATAGTCGTTTAAGTAATGCTCGTTCAGCATCAGACGTATATGCTTGGGCTAAAGCCTCAACTAAGCCATCATATTCATCTAATGAAATTACTGAAAACTCTAACTTATATTTCACCGATGCAAGAGCAAGAGGAGCAATTTCAGTAAGTGGTTCATTAGGATATGATTCTAGTACTGGTGTAATAAGTTATAGTACACCAGCTTCTTTACCAGCATCAGACGTATATGCATGGGCTAAAGCAGCTACTAAGCCATCATATTCTTATAGTGAAATAAGTAATACACCTACTATACCAACTACATTACCAGCTTCTGATGTATATGCATGGGCTAAAGCAGCTACTAAGCCATCATATTCTTATAGTGAAATAAGTGGTACGCCAGCTTCTTTACCAGCTTCTGATGTATATGCATGGGCTAAAGCAGCTACTAAGCCATCATATGCGTTTAATGAAATTTCTAGTGGTACAATAAGCGCAACTAGTGGAACATTCAGTGGCGCCTTAGCTTCCGGTGTTGATGGTGACGCAGGCGGAGGCCAATTATCACTTTACGGCGTATATGGACGTCTAATACTCACTCCTTCTGCCGGTTCAACTCCAGCTAATTTTTCTAGTGGTGGGGCTTCTGGTTTTACGTTCAAATATAGTACTGATACATACTGCCAAATTAGTTCTAACGGAATAGTTACTAATAGCAACGTTACTGCATATGGAAGTCCATCTGACAGAAATTTAAAAGAAAATATTCAGCCTTTAACTAATTCACTTGAAAAAGTTAAAGCTCTTCAAGGTGTTTCTTTTGATTGGAAGAAAGACACCCCAGAACATACATTGGTAGGTATGACGCATGATATTGGTTTGATTGCACAGAACGTACAGGAAGTTCTTCCAGAACTTGTAAGAGAAGGTGAAGATGGATTCTTATCTTTGAGAGATCGTGGTCTTGTTGCAGTATTAATCGAAGCAATTAAAGAACTAAATGCGAAGGTCGAAGATCTTCAAAATCAACTTGCAAATAAATAAGTAAGAGGTAATACTATGGCAATGACCGCTTACTTAGATGTAGATCAGGGATCAGACTTTACGGCTGTAATTGATCTTGAGAATGACGATGGAACACCGATGAATCTTTCGAATGTTAGCATCTATTCTCAATTTAGAAAAAGTTATAATTCATCTACTGCATATTCGTTTACATGCGAAATCATGGATGCAGTAAATGGAAAGTTTAGTTTAAAGCTATCAGGTATCACTTCGAGTACTATTAAACCTGGAAGATATCTCTACGACGTTGAAGTAATAAACACACTCGCCGGTACGAAGAATAGAGTTGTCGAAGGAATCGTAACAATAAATGCAGAAATAACTAAGATACCATGAAAATTAAGGTAAGCAATCAATCTGCTAAGGTTGTTTCTGTAAACACTCAAGGTACTACGGAAGTAGTTTCTGTTGGCGTTCAAGGACCTGCTGGCCCTTCATTTATTAATGCAGCTGGCGACGTAGACGTATCTAGTCTTGAGAATGGATCTGTTTTGGTATATAAAAGTAGTTCGTTAAAGTGGACGGCTACTAGGACTCTAGAGGAGCAAAATCTAGAGGGCGGACACTATTAAAGGAAAAATAAATGGCATCAATTATTAGAATAAAGCGTTCTGGCACCTCTGGTAACCCAACGACCCTGGGCCAAGGTGAATTAGCGTATTCATCTTTAGCCAATAATGATTTAAACGGCGGTGATAGATTATACATCGGTGTTGGAACAGAAACAGCTGGTAACGCAGCAGATCACATAGTAGTTGGTGGTAAGTATTTTACCGACTTATTAGATCACACTCGCGGTACTCTTCAAGCTAGTTCTGCACTTATCACAGATGCGAGTAGTAAGATTGATCAACTTAAAGTTGACAACCTCGATCTTAATGGTAACACTATTATCTCGACTGATAACAATGGTGATATCAATATCACTCCAAACGGCACTGGTTCTACACGCATTAAGAATCTAGTTGCTTCAAATGTAACTAACTCTGATCTTACTTCTGGTCGTGTTACATTTGCTGGAACAGCAGGTCTTCTTGACGATGACGCTAATTTCCTTTGGGATGATACTAACAAGCAACTTAACATCACCGGCGCTGCAAAAGTAGATAACATCAAGCTTGATGGTAACGTAATCTCTACTACAAATAGTGATGGTAACTTAGTTCTTCGTCCAATTCAAGTCAATGCTGATACTACAAACTCGCAAGCAGTAGTTCAAATTGATAACGTTCGTGGTTTGGTAATTCCAGTTGGTACAACTGCACAGCGTCCATCAAGCCCAATGCAAGGTTTGGTTCGTTATAACACTTCTATTTCTCAATTTGAAGGTTATAACGGAAGCAGTTATATTTCTATCGGTGGTGTTCGTGACGTAGATGGTAACACCTACATCATTCCAGAACTTTCACCTGGTTCTAACGAGAACATTCTTTACTTCTATACCGACGGCACACTAAACATGCAGTTGACTACTTCTCAATTGAAAGTAGGAACTGCAATCCAAGGTAAGTTTGATAACACAACCGAATCAACTTCAGTAAGCACAGGTTCTGTTGTACTTGATGGTGGTATTGGTATCGCTAAACAACTTAATGTTGGCGGTACAACTAACAAGTTCACAGCTTCAACTGCTTCTACAAGTTCCACAACTGGTGCACTCGTAGTAACAGGTGGCGTAGGTATTGGCGGTAACTTAAACGTTGCAGGTAATACTGCAATTACTGGTACATTCACTGTTGCTTCTGATGGTGCTCCTCAAGCAGTTAACATCGAAGCTTCTACACTAAATCTACAAGCACAACAAGATGCTTCACTAGGTGTATATACAAATAGTGCTTCTACTTATACTCTTACTATCGATGCTCTTAACAGTGGCGTTGGTGGTGCAAATCTTGATGTAAACGTTGAATCTGACTTTACTCTTGATGCAACTGGCGTAAGCATTGATTCTACAGATTCTAGCAACTTGACAATGTCAGCAAATAGCGCGTCTACTAAGACGTTGACTATTGATGCTACAAACGCTGGTGCGGGTCAAGCGGCAATCGTAATTGGTTCTTTAGATACTGACACTGTTACAGTAAATGCAAATGCAACTACCGGTGTAGTTGATGTTAATGCAAGTCAATTGACAGTTGATGTTCCAAACGTAGACGTTAATGCTTCTACTGTCGATATCGTTACATCTGGCGGTGGTGATGGTGTAACAGTTACAACTGGAACTACACAAGTTAATTCTAATACAGTTAACGTAATTGGTAAGAATGGTACTGCTGATGCAACAGTGAATATCACTGGTGTTCTTAACGTAGATAATCTACGTATCGATGGTAACACAATTTATAGCACAGACGGAACTAATACACTTTACTTAGATCCAGCACCAATGAACAACGTTGGTGGTGTAGTTGTTATTAAAGGTGACTTACAAGTTGATGGTACAACAACCACAATCAATTCTACACAAGTTACAATTGATGATCCAATCTTTGTTCTTGGTGGAGATACTACACCAACTTCTGATGATAACTTAGATCGCGGTATCGAATTCCAATATCATGATGGCACTTCAGCTAAGTTAGGTTTCTTCGGTTTTGACGATTCTGCAGGTGAATTTGTATTCTTCCCAGATGCAACCGATACATCAGGCGTATTGTCTGGTACAAATGGTAATGCAGTATTCGGTAAGTTACGTCTAACTGACACAACGGCTTCTACTACAACTACAACAGGTGCATTCACAGTTGCAGGTGGGGTGGGTATCTCCGGTCAATTAAACGTAGGTGGTGCAACTAATAAGTTCACTGCTTCTACAGCTTCTTCATCAACAACTTCTGGTGCTCTTGTAGTAACTGGTGGTGTTGGTATTGGTGGAACAATGTATATCGGTGACGATATCGTAGGCTCTGGTGCAGGAACTCTTGCAGCTCCAGGATCAGTAATCGATGGATTCATGATCGATGGCGGAACTTACTAATCTATCAATTAGATTATAAATATAGGGAGAGTTCTTACTCTCCCTTTTTCTTTTCTCCTTCTTAGGATGTCGATATGTCAAATAAATTTCTATTAAAGAAGTCCTCGGTCGCAGGACGAGTTCCAGTTCCCAATGATTTAGAATATGGCGAACTAGCACTAAACTACGCAGATGGTAGATTATATTATAAAACATCTAGCAATGGAATTGCTAGCCTTGGCGGATCTACTAATTTTACACAAATAGATCGACAATCCTATACTGCAACAGCAGGTCAGACTACATTTACAGTTCAATATGGAGTACCATATGTTGATGTATACATCAACGGTGTACACTTAAGTGATGAAGACTATACTGCTACAAATGGAAGCAGTATCGTTTTACTTGAAGCTTGTGTTGCAGGAGATCAAGTAGATTTAGTTGGTTACAGCGGTGGTATCATAAGTGCTGCTCCAAAAGCAAATGGAGACTTATTGATATATAATGGCACTACACAGATCTGGGAAAACTTTCCACAATCTGCTGTGTCAGTTGGCAATGCAGCAAAATGGGCTACTGCAAGAACACTAAGTTTTACCGGTGATGCAATCGGTTCAATGTCAGTTGATGGATCTGCAAATGCTTCAGCAGCTTTAACTCTAGCAAATTCTGGTGTAACTGCAGGATCATATGGTACGGCGAGTGCAGTGCCAGTTATTACAGTTGATGCAAAGGGTCGTGTTACAGCAGTATCAACCACAGCAGTTGCAGGTGTTTCAGCTGTAAGTTATAATACGACTTCAGGTGTATTATCAATTGATACATCGGCGGGAACTACATTTACTGCTGACATAGGTGTAGGCACAGGCGATAGTCCTACGTTTACTGCGCTCACGACAACTGGTAATGCTACCATTGGTGGCAACTTAACAGTTAATGGAACTCTCACGACTATCAATTCTACTAGTCTTTCAGTAGATGATGTGAACATTACTCTTGCTGATGGCGCAGCAGATGCTACAGCTGCAAACGGTGCAGGTCTTACAGTTGCTGGCGCGAATGCTACATTAACATATACATCCAGCGATGATCGCTGGAATCTAAATAAGAATCTAAACGTAACAACAGTTTATGGTGCACTAAGTGGAAATGCTTCTACTGCAACCACTCTTCAAACTGCTAGAAATATCAATGGTGTTTCATTTGATGGTTCTGCAAACGTAACAGTTACTACAGCAGGAACAGGTATAAGCGTAAGTGGTACTGCAGTTTCTATTGATTCCTCGGTAGTTACACTAACCGGCACACAGACATTAAGCAATAAATCATTAAACGCATTTGATCAAAAGACAGGTTCAACTTCAATTGCAAATCAAACAGTTGTTCAATCAACTGTTGCAACTACTACTCAAACAGCAGTTGATACATTTGCGGCCGCATCATATAGATCAGCTAAGTACGTAATTCAAATTACACAAGGTAGTAATTACCAAGTGTCGGAAATTATGGTTCTTCATAATGGAACTACTACATCAACTGCAGAATATGCGATGATGAATACAGGCGGAGTTCTTGCAACTCTCGCAACAGATATCAGCGGAGGCAATGTAAGATTATTAGTAACAATGGCTTCTGCAACATCTGCAACTATAAATATAACAAGAACGACAATCGTCGTATAATTTTAACTCGTGGATAGGGAAACGAGATGGCAAACGAATTCGTAGTCAAGAATGGGCTTATTTCGCCTAACGTACAGTTACAAGGATCAACTTCCGGATCAGTAACGATAGCTGCACCCGCAGTAGCTGGTACGACATCAATCACACTTCCATCAACAGCAGGTACGTTGGTTACTACTGGAGACACCGGCACAGTAACGAATACGATGCTGGCTGGATCTATTGCTAACGCAAAGTTAGTCAATAGTGCAGTAACTGTTGGTTCTACATCAATTAGTCTTGGAGCTTCTAGTACTACACTAGCAGGTTTAACAAGTGTCACTTCAACTACTTTTGTAGGTGCACTAACTGGTAATGCTTCAACAGCAACTACACTTCAAACCGCACGTACAATTGCTTTAAGTGGAGACGTAGCAGGTAGCGTATCATTCGATGGTAGCGCTAATGCAACAATTTCTGCTACAATTCAACCAGATTCTGTAGCCCTTGGCACTGACACCACGGGCAACTACATGGTCAACGTTTCAGCAGGAACTGGTGTTACTGTTTCCCATACACCGGCCGAAGGTTCTACTGCAACAGTTTCTATTGGTCAAGCAGTTGGAACTACTGATAACGTTACATTCAATAACGTCACAGTTAATGGTACTCTTACTTCTGATGATATTACTAGCACTAACATTAGTGTTGCTGGTAACGCAACCATCACTGGTAACTTGACAGTAAGTGGTACAACAACCACAATTAATTCAACAACTATCGCGATCGCTGATCTTAATTTAGAATTAGCACGCAATGCGACAACTGCTACTCAAGCAAACGGCGCAGGTATTACCGTTACAGGTCCTACGACTGCAGCAACTCTAACATATAGCTCCACAGACGATCGTTGGAATCTAAACAAGAACTTAAATATTACGCGAGTATATGGCACTGCAACCAATGTTTCTAATGTACACACTGCAGGTTCATATCTAACTGGCGCAACATTCGATGGATCTGCAGCGGTTACATGGGCTGTTGATGCAACTCCAGCTAATACATTTTCTAAAGTAGTAGCTCGTGATTCTTCGGGCAACTTTAGCGCAAGTACTATCACTGCAGCATTAGCAGGAAATGCTTCAACTGCAAGTTCATGGCAAAATGCAAGAACATTAAGTTATACGGGTGATGTGACTGGCTCAATGTCAGTTGATGGATCTATAAACGTATCAACTGCACTAACTCTTGCTGCTTCAGGCGTAACTGCTGGAACATACAACAACGTTACAGTCAATTCTAAAGGATTAGTTACATCGGGTTCTAACATTGCATACTTAACGTCTTATAGTGAAACCGACACACTTGCAACTGTTACTGCAAGAGGTGCAACTACTACTTCTCAAATAACTGTTGATTCTGTTCTAACTACAAATAATAACAATGGTACTAATTTTAGAGTCGGTGACGATGCTTGGATTGGTGATATCAATACAGCAAATACGTTTAGAGTTACAGGTATACAAGATGCTACAAAAGGATACATTGTATTCGGAAATGGCGATACTACTGCACTAGGACGCAGTGGCACCGGTGCTCTCACATATGGCGGCAATACAGTTTGGCATGCTGGTAACTTAACAAACCTTAACCAACTTACTAATGGTCCAGGGTATATTACAGGATATACCGAAACCGATACACTTGCATCTGTAACAGGAAGAGGTATTGCTACAAGAGCTAGTTCAGGCACATTCGCTACTGCAAATCAGGGTACTCCTGGATTAGAAGTAGTTGGAGGTGGTACCACTGAACCTGCGTATATGACATTCCACAGACCTGGAGTATATGCAGTCAGATTCGGACTAGATGGAAGTGATTTGAAGGTTGGCGGCTGGAGCATGGGCGCAGTTTCTTATAAAATGTGGCATGAAGGAAACTTAACAAATCTTAACCAACTTGCTAATGGCCCAGGTTATATTACAGGATATACTGAAACCGATACACTTGCAAGCGTAACTGCAAGAGGTGCAACTACTTCTACACTTGTTCGTATCAATAATCAACTTCGAGTTGGTCAGAATACAAATGGTACTGCATATATTGATGCTTATGATGGATACGCATGGTTTGGTCGTGATAGTAATACTGCTGGTGTTCGTATTGATTCATCTGGTAATGTTCATGCAACAGCTCAATTATCTACTGGAAGTTATGCTCGTCTAGGCGGAGGAACAAGCAATCCTACAGGCACTACGTTTAGTCATACTCTTGCTGGTGTTAGCACTAATAGAATTGTTAATTTTGATGGAAATGGAAACGGTGCACCTTCTGTTTGGTGGACTAGTGGATCGCGTGCATATGGCGCAATTGATGCTAAAGATCCGGGTCTTACGTTCTGGGCTAATAATGGAACTAATTGGCAACAACAGTTTGAAATCAATTACGGTAATGTAACTGTAAACACTGATATACGTTCACCTATTTTCTACGATAGTAATGATACAACATTTTATTTAGATCCTAATAGTAGTGGAACTTCGCTATATGTTAATGGAAGTATTATTTCTGGTAATGGCGGGTCTGACACTGGCTTACGTATTAATCATGGCGCAGGCCAAAGTGATTATGGACGTATTCGTTTCTATCAAGCTGGAAGCAACAATCAAACTATTCACGCATTTCCAACTACGTGGCAGGGTGGTACATTTGCAGCGCAATCGTCTGGCTCTATCAATATATCTGGAGCTAATGGTGTTACATTTGGTTCTTGGAACAGTGTATCTGCTTACATTGGAAATTCTGGAGATCTCTGGGCTCGTTTAAGCATACAAGCTCCAGTGGGTACGTTTACGAACGATGGTTCTAGTCGCGTATTGTATTTGAAAGGATCTGGAAATATTATTCAGTTCCAAGACGCAGATGGTACTAATCGTTGGGAGAACGTCGGCCGTAACGGAACGTATTACGTATACAAAGGTTACGGTACTGGAAGCGGATATAAGTTACAGATTAATGATTCAGGTGACGTCACTATCAATAACGGATCTAGCACTACAATTAGTAGTTCTAAATTATATTTGACAATTGCTACTCCAAGCGGAGCTCAAGCAGTGAACAGTGCTGCTTCAATGGTGATTGATAACACTGGCAATAACTTCATACAGTTTAGAAACTCTGCAGACAATGGAACATATCAGGGATTATTATTCTCTGATAATAATCAGGGAGGATATGTAGTATTCGCAAATGCAGGTGCTGGAGACTTATTACGACTTGGCGGCTACAGCAGCATTTCATTTGATGTAGGAACTGACGATAGTACTTCGAGTGTTGCAATAAAAACACAGAGAGGTTACATCGATAGTAGCGCAAATATGTTTGCATTTGGCTCTATGCGTTCGCCAATCTTCTATGATTATAATGACACAGGTTATTACTGTGATCCAAATAGCACTTCAAACTTAAATGGTTTAACACTCGGTGGACGCAATATGCGTTCATTTGAACATAATTCTTTTATTGAATTCTATGTTGGTGGTGATGCTAATACGTATTATCCAGTAAGATTTGATGTATCGGCGTGGATGCACTGGGGTCGTTGGTCTATTTCACGTGGTTATGCAGATACTGCGCCTTGGGATCCAATTGGAACTGGTTCACATAAAGGAGGTTTAACTCTAACATGGGAATGGTCAGGCGATGGCGCATGGGGTGGTAATGATCACAACGTACGAATAATCGAATTTACCGAGCAATATACTACAATGGTAGCTGGACTTCAGTTATCTGTTAATGGTATGATCGCATGGCTTCGTGGTGGAAATGCGTATTATCGTTTCCATGGACCTGGCGGTATGACTAATGGTGCTACTCCATATTATAGTACATATACTGCATCTAATGGAACTACGTATTCACCTAGAGCTTATAGTTCTAATACTATTAGTGGGGACATTAGTGCAAGATATCCTGTTCGTGCTAATGGTAGTCTATATGATGGCGATCGTTGGGTTCTTCATGAAAATGAATGGCAGAATGATAAGTACTTCGGCAGTGATGGACATGTATATAACTATTCTACGCGCTCGTATATTTTCTATGATCGCAATGATACTGGCTATTATGTAGATGCTGCTTCTACATCTAATTTGTATTCGCTAGTGATTAATGCAGATACACGCCATAATTATAATAGTCGCGAATACTGGAGAAGATCGGATGGCGCAGATGTAGGCGCAATTGGATGGCATACTGATGGTTATTTCTATGTTGCGGGTCACCCTTCATTTGGTCCAGGCGCTGGTAATGGCGTTCGTGTTTATGGATTTGGAAATAACTTATTATTAGGAAATTCTACATATGGAGATGTATTAACAGTAGGCGGTGGTTATACACAAGGAACTGGATCTATTAGAGCTCCTATCTTCTACGATAGCGACAACACTGGCTTCTACGTCAACCCAGCTAGCAGTTCTAATCTAAACACAGTATACGCAAATTTCTTCTGTGGTAACACAGGGAATGCTTATGGTATTTACAAAGGCTACGACAACAATAATCACTTCATAGCAATTCGTGGTTCTGTTTCTGGTAATACGACTAGTCCTACTATCACTGGTGCACATCATACTACATTCGTTGAATATGCTGAAGCAAATGATGGCACTGGCTGGTTCTTCAAAACTGCTGCTACTGGCAATTACGACGTTGTTTCGAGAATAACGAGATCTTATTCGTATTTTGAAGCTAGTGTTCGTTCTCCTTTATTCTATGATTCCAATGATACTACGTATTACGTAGACCCTGCGAATGGTGGTTTTAATTTAAGAGGTGGATCAAGCAACCGAGTTACATATGTTACCGATGACAGTGGTATTAAGGTTAACAATCCAGAAGGTGCAGGCGGCAGTCTACGCCTTGGTGCCGCTTGGGGTAGAATCGGCCTTTACAATAGTTCCTATAATGAGTTACAAGCAGAAACCACCATATATTTTAGAATAGCTAATTCAGAAAAAGGCTACATCGATTCTTCGTCAAATTTCTTTATGAATGGATCGGCAAGATCCCCAATCTTTTATGATAGCAACGACACTGGATATTATGCCGATCCAAATAGCACTTCACAATTCAATATTGTAAGAATGAATAATCTTGAAGCTGGAGGATTAGGAAGATCTTCACTTAATAGTATTGGCGGCAATATTGGTAATACTATTCCACACTGGAATACTGCTCAGCTTGAACTTAAAAACACAGATCAGGGATATGTTGGAATTGCATTTCATAGAGGCGGTTATAGTTCGGTTGCTTTATATTCTACTGGAGGTAACTTACAAGTCACTGACTCTTTCTATGCTCCTTCATTCTATGATTCAAATGACACTACTTATTATTTAGATCCAAACACTACTGGAACTTCTTTAAAGGTTGCAGGTAATCTTGAATTAACTGCGAGAAGTGCAAGTTGGGCTGAAGGTATTATGGTACGTGTACCATCTTCTAGTTCATGGGGTGGCATTCGTTTTGTTAGAAGTGTAAGCCCAACTACAGGAAACTGGGCTATTGGCTATACAGGCTTGAACTCAACAGATGATTTAACTTTTTATGGAGGTACAAGCAACCTCATACAGTTAAACTTAGATCAGTCTGGTAATTTAACTGCACGTGGAAATATTACAGCTTATGGCTCGCCTTCTGATCGTAGATTGAAAGAAAATATTCAGCCATTGACAGGTGCCTTAAATAAAGTCATGCAACTTCAGGGTTGTACATTTGATTGGAAAGAAGATTCTATACAACACACAATGGTTGGAATGCGCGAA